GAGGGGTGGCAGGCGACGACCAGGCAAGCTCGGGCCGTAAGAGCTCCGGCAAGTGAGTGGAACAGTCTCCGAGCGTGTCGCCGGGCCGACGGGCCCGGCGACGCTGGAGGCTGTCCGGGCACTGTTGAAGATCACCGACACCGCCGACGATGAGCTGATCGGTAACGCGGTCGATGCGGTGAACGTGTGGGTGGCCCGGCTCCCCGCCCGCACCTACGCCCCCACCCCCACCCCACCGGTGGCCGGGGTGTGGTCGCCCGATATGACCCTGGGCGCGAACATGCTGGCCGGCCGCTGGTACCGGCGCCGCAACTCCCCCGGTGGCATCGAATCATTCAGTGACCTCGGCGGGGCCGTGTACGTGCAACGCAACGACCCCGACGTGGCCATGCTGCTGGGGTTGGGTGCCTACGCCCGGCCGATGGTCGGCTGATGGCGCTCCGGGCCGCCCTGGACGACCTGGTGGCCGCTTTACGGGAAGCGGGGATACCGGCCGACCTGGACCCCCAGAACGTCACCCCACCCGGGGTGTGGGTCCAGCTGGAGTCGGTCGCGCATTCGTTGCTGTCCGGTGGCCTGGTGATCCGGGCCCGGCTGTACCTGGTCGTCGGTGACGCCCCCGCCGGCACCGTCCTGGACCACCTGGACCTGTTGCTCGGGTCGGTGCTGGAGGTCGTCACCCCGAACGCTGACGTGGACACCGTGACCGCCGGAGTCCTGCTACCGGACACCCCCGCCCCGTTCCCGGCGCTCCAGCTCACCGTCGACCTCCCCACCACCCCCTACTGAGAAAGGGCTGACCATGCCCGCGAAAACGTACAAGCTCGGCCCCGGTTCCCTGGTGATCGGAGAAACCGGCACCCCCCTGGAAATCTCCTGCCAAATCACCGCGCTCACCCTGGAGTTCGAAACCGACGCTGAGGACGATGTGCCCACCCTGTGCGGCGACATTGTGCCCGGCGACGAAACCGAATCCGGCACCCTGACCGGCACCATGTACCAGGACCTCACCGCCGGCGGCATCGGGGACTACTCCTGGGCGAACGCGGGCACCACCCAGCCGTTCGTGTTCATCCCCAACACCGACCTGGCCGCCGAGTTTGAAGGCTCCCTGAAGATTCGCCGGCTGAACATCGGTGGTGATGTGAAAACCTCACCGACCACCGATTTCGAATGGCCGCTGGTCGGCATCCCGACCCCCACCTGGGCCGTCGCCACCCCCTGATGGCCGGTACAGGCTCGGTCAAGATCGAAGGGGCCCGGGAGCTTCGCCCTGAAACGGGCCGGGGTGAACCTGGACGACCTGAAGGACGCGAACCAGGCGGCCGGGAACATTGTGGCCGCCGCCGGCCGCACCTCGGCGCCGCGTCGCGCCGGGCGGCTCGGTAACTCGGTTCGTGCGTCCCGGGCGGCCGCGTCGGCCACGGTGCGGGCCGGTGGTGCTGCGGTCCCGTACGCCGGGGTCATTCACTGGGGGTGGCCGGCCCACCACATCGGCGCCCAGCCGTGGTTGTCGGAGGCGGCCACTAGAACAGAACCGGCCTGGCTCGCCGCCTATGAGGCTGGGGTGGCGAAGGTGTTGGACACGATCAAAGGGGCATGAATGTCGGCGCTGTCACGGAAAACGTTCCGGGTGGTCCTGGAGGACGGGACCACGTTCGATGTGGAGTCGGTGAACCGTGACCAGCTCGCCTATGAGGACACCCGGGCGGTCCGGAAGTGGCCGCTCATCACCGAAGGCGGCATCCAGCGGTGGCATACGTTCCTGGCCTGGTCGGCGGCCCGCCGGGCCGGTGTCTACACCGACAAATACGAGCAGTTCATCGACGCGGCCGTGGATGTGGAGTCGTTGGACGATGACACGGCGGGGGAGCCGGTGGACCCTACCCAGCCGGCTCCGCCTGGGAGCTGATGTGTGCCCTGGCGCTGGCCACCAACACCATGCCGTCCCAGTGGGCCGGGGAGTCGGATGCGGCGATCGTGACCACCGTCGCCCTGATCGAACAAAGGAACGCTGATGGCTAGAACCGCCATCCTGGCCATCAAGATCATTGCTGACGCCACCCAGGCGGCGAAAGGCATGGACTCCGCCGCCGGTGGGGTGTCCAAGTTTGAACGTGGCATGGGGAAGGCGGCGGGGGCCGCGTCGGTGGTCGTCGCGTCCCTGGTCGGGCTGGGTAAGGCTGCGTTCGATGAGGCATCCAACCTTCAGCAAGCCAAGGGTGCTGTGGAGTCGGTGTTCAAGTCGCAGGCGCCGGCGGTGGACGCGCTGGCGAAGAACGCGGCGAACGCGGTCGGCCTCGCGGAGTCGGAATATTCGAACCTGGCGGTGGTGCTCGGCTCCCAGCTGAAGAACCTGGGGGTGTCGCAGGACGACCTGGTGGGCTCCACCGACAACCTCATCAAACAGGGTGCCGACCTGTCCGCCACATTTGGTGGCAGTACAGCCGACGCAGTTTCCGCCCTTTCGGCCGCGCTGAAGGGGGAAATGGACCCCCTCGAAAAATACGGCATCAGTATTAAAAAGGCGGATATTAACGCCCGGCTGGCCGCTGAAGGACACAGCAAGCTGACCGGTGCGGCGAAGACTCAGGCGGAAACGCAGGCGCTCCAGGCCATGATTATGGAACAGTCGGCCGACGCGACGGGTGCGTTCGCTCGGGAAGCGGACACCGCCGCCGGGCAGCAACAACGCGCCGCTGCGGCCACGAAGAACGCGCTGGCCGACCTGGGTGCGGTGCTGTTGCCGATGGTCACCGCCGCCGCCACCCAGTTCGCCGCACTGGCCGGGTTCGTGTCCCAAAACGCGCAGACATTCCAGGTGCTGGCCGGGGTCGCCGGTGGGCTCGCGGTGGCGATCATGGCGACCAACGCGGCCCTGTCGGTGTTCTCGACCATCCAAACCATCATCGCCAACAAAGCGAAGATCGCGGCCGCCGCCCAGTGGGTGTGGAACGCGGCCATGTCCGCGAACCCCATCGGCATCATCATCGTCGCGGTCGCGTTGCTCATCGCCGGGTTCGTGCTCCTGTATAAGAACTCGGAGACGTTCCGGGCGGCGGTTGACAAGCTGGTCGCCGGGGCGAAGGCGGGTTTCGCGGCGGTCGTGGCGTGGGTCCAACGGGTCGCGGCGGCGGTGGTGGTGGTGGCCGCGCAGATTCAGGCGAAGTTCTCGGCGGCGTGGAATGCGGTCAGGTCGGCGGTGTCGGCGGTGGTCGCGTTCATCTCTGCCGTGTTCACCGCTTACGGGGTGTTGGTGCGGGCGGTGCTGGCCGCCATCGTGTCCGTGTTCAAAACGGCCTGGGCCGGGATCAAGACGGCGGTGTCGGCGGCGGTCGCGTTCATCACCGCCTACATCAAGAAGATCCAGACCGACGCGACCACCGTCGCGAACGCGGTGAAGCGACTGTTCACGGCCGCCTGGAATGCAATCAAGGCGGCCGCGAACACGTTCGCCACCGCCATCACCACGGTGTTCAACCGGATCAAAGCGACCATCACCACCGTCGCCACCTCCATCAAGTCGACCCTGGTGGCCGCGTTCAACGCTCTGAAGTCGGCCGGTGCGTCGGCGGTGAACGCGATCCTGGCCCCGTTCCGCACCATCCAAGGCGTCATCAACTCGGTGATTTCGGCGGTGCAACGACTGGTCAACACCCTCCGGAACCTGAAGGTGCCGTCCCTGAAGTTTCCGTCCATCCCGTCGGTGTTCCGGTCCGCGAGCATGGCCCCGGCCCCCGGCGGCACCACGGCCGGGCTCCTCACCCGTGGCGGTGGTGGGGTGTCGTCCCGGGCCACCCCGGCCGGTGGGGTCGTCATCAATGTGACCGGGGCCCTGGATCCGGAGGCGGTGGCCCGGCAGATCGAACGGGTTCTCACGTCGGCTCAACGTCGGCGGGGTGGGGTGACGTTGCGGCAACGCGCGGCCGGGTCGGCGGCCCCGGCATGACCGGGCCCGCCGCGACCTGTGAGCTGTGGGTGAACGGGGTCCGGGTCCCCGATGCCGGGCCGGACCTGTACGCGGGGCAGCCGACCGCGCTGTCCGGGCTCGATTTGGCGTGGGGCCGGGACGGGCAGCATGAACAACCGGGCCCCGCCACCTGTGGGTTCACCATCCTGGACGCCGACCCGACCTCCGATTTCCTGGAGCGGTTGCATGTGGGGTCGCCGGTGCTGGTGTGGGCGGCCGGGCAGATTCCCGGGGGTAGTGGCCGGCCGTCGCTGTACACGGATGGGTCGTTCACCCTGAAACCTGATGGGTTGATCCCGGCACCGCAGGCGACCACCACCCCGACCGGCCCGTCGTGGTTCTACGCGGGCCACACGGTGCAGATTCCGCTCCCCACCTACACCCTGCCCCGCACCACCGGCGCCATGGCCCCCCGTGGGTTCGACCTCACCGGCACCGGCCCCGTGGATGCCTGGGACGATCTGCCCCGCGCGTCGGTGGGGGAGACGTGGCGGGTGAGCGTGTCAGTTCGGGCACCGGCCGGGCAGCAGTGGTCGGTGTTCCTCCAGGGTCGGGTGTCCCCGGTCAAGAGCGTGGCCCCGGTGGCGGTGACGACCAGCGGCGGCATCATGCGGACCGGCACCGGCACCTGGCAGACCATCACCGAAGACCACCTGGTCACCGCCATCGCCGGCGGCGGCCCCGCCTGGCTGCACTTGGGGCTCAGCGTGGAGAACGTGGTGGCGGCCGGCACCCGGTGGCAGGACCAAACCGGGATTTGGACGGGCCGGCCCGGCACCTGGCCCGACACCTCCGTCTACCTGGACGACATTGTGTTGCAGCCGCCGCCGGTCACGTCGCGGCGGGTGCTGGTGTTCACCGGTGCGGTCACCGATGTGGTCGCCTCCCCGGTGGATGCGACGACCCTGGAGCTGCGGGTGACCGCCGCCGACTACGGCGCCGACCTGGGTAACCGGGTGATCGGTGACGACCCGTGGCCCGTCCACACCGTGCTGGAGCGGGTGAACCGGGTGACCGAGCTGGCCGGGATCACCGTCCCCGCCCGCGTCGACACCCCCCTGGGCGCCCTGCTGGTGTCGGCCCGTGATGTGGACGCCCAACCGACCTACGCGCTGCTCCAGGACCTCGCCCAGACCGCCGGGGGGGTGCTGTGGGCCGCGACCCATGCCACCACCGGCCCGTATCTGTGGATGGAGAACCCGGAGAACCGGGCTGCGGTGTCCGAGCTCGCCCTCCAAGGCGGCATCATCGTGATCGTCGGCACCGGCAACACCGAAACCCTCACCACCATCTCCGCGTGCGATCTGCTCCAAGAACCCATCTCCTGGGCCCAGGACACCGGCGACGTGTCCACCGTGGTCGCGGTCACCTGGGCCGAACAGGGGGTGGACGATGAAGGGCTCCCGACCCGCACCGACCGGACCGTGACAGTCACCGACACCGACGCGGTGGCGGAGTACGGCACCCGGCGGCTCAGCATCGGTACCGACCTGGTGTCTGAGCTGGATGCGACGGTCCGGGCGAACCGGGTGCTGGTCCAGGTCCGGGCGGTCGGCTGGCGGATCGACGGGCTGACCTGGGACACCGCCGCCGTGCCGGTGTCGGTGCCGTCGGTGGATGATGCGGCCCGCGCCCAGTCGTTCCTGGACCTGTTGGACGGCACGTTGCGGATGGGCCTGCCGGTGACCCTGGTCGATATGCCCGCCTACGCGCCCCGGGGCGCCCAGTCCACCGTGTACGTGGAGGGTGGCAAATACGACTTCACCGGTGGGCTGTGGCGGCTCGCCCTGACCGTCACCCCCAGCTCGGGGGCCGGCCGGTCCGCGACCTGGGCGGAAATTGACCCGACCTGGACGTGGACGAACTGGGCGTGGGATATGACCTGGCAGGACCTCTACGC